AAAGCCCCTGTTTCATATTATAATCAGCCTATGTAATAATCAATTGTAAAAACTGATTGAAATCAAGGACTTAAAAATGGCTGAAACGAAACTGCATAAAAAACGCATTTACAAGGCGTTAGATGATAAGGAAGTGTCCGCAAATCAAGTTAGAGGGGCTTTCTCTGCGTTATTAAGACGAATGAATACCCAACAGCCTGAAAGACTACAAAAGGTCGCTAACGTGCTTTTTGAGCAAGCTGAGCAGGGTAACCTAAATGCAATCAATATATTGTTTGACCGCTTGGATGGAAGACCTATCCAACAGCATGAAGTCACAGGTGAAGATGGCGGAACAATCAAGTTAGAAATCATCAATAGTGCATTAGAACGCTTGAGCATGACAGTTGAAAAAGTCAGACAATCTACAGAATCTTCTTGATGACGCTCAGCTTCTTGCTGAGAGTGCTGATGTAGTAACGGCTGAAGTAGCTATCTATAAGTTAAATTGGGAACTAACACGGCACAAATACCAAAAGCTACCATCTGATGATTGGTGGAATATATGGTTATTTCTAGCAGGTCGTGGCTCAGGAAAGACAAGAACAGCATCTGAACAGTTATGGCAGATGGCATGGGAGCAACCTAACACTCGATGGCTTGTATCAGCGCCTACCTTTGCAGACGTTAAAGATACTTGCTTTATGGGTGAGTCAGGGCTAATTAACGTCATGCCACGCTCTATCGTAGCTAAGCATAATCTTGGTGAAAACGAAATCACACTTATCAATGGAAGCATTATCAAAGGCATTCCTGCTTCAGAACCCTCAAGGTTCAGAGGTCCACAATTTCATGGCGGATGGCTCGATGAGTTAGCTTCCTGGGATTATTTGGACGAAGCATGGGATATGATTCAGTTTGGAATGCGTCTTGGTGAGCGTCCTGTATTAATATGCACGACAACGCCCAAGCCAAAGCCATTGATTATTGACTTGGTTAACAGGGATGGCGAAGACGTTATCGTTACCAAAGCAACGACTTACGACAATCTTAATAACTTAGCTCCGACGTTTAAGAAGCAGATTATGCAGTACGAGGGGACGAGTCTTGGACGGCAAGAGATTAACGCTGAGATTATTGACCCTGAAGAGTCAGGCATCATCAAGAGGAATATGTTCAGGTTATGGAGTGCGGAGAAGCCTTTACCGCAGTTTCAGTACGTTGTACAGAGCTATGACTGCGCTACAAGCGATAAGACAGTAAACGACCCTACTGCTTGCGTTGTGCTTGGAATATTCCGCCCAAGCCCTGATAAGCCAATGTCAGCAATGTTAATTGATTGTTGGTCAGAACATCTGCAGTATCCTGATTTGCGTCCAAGGGTGATAGATGATGCTACGGTGGTTTATGGCGACCCTGATGAGTTTGGTAACGGTAAAAAGCCTGATTTGATATTGATAGAGGATAAAAGCGCAGGAATAAGCCTTATACAAGACTTACAGAGAGCAGGAGTCAATGTAAGGGCTTACAACCCCCAAAGAGCTGATAAAACCATGAGATTAAACCTTGTCAGTCCTATTATTGCTAAAGGATTGGTTTATCTGCCTGAGAGTTCAGTCTATAAGAATCAGGTGAGGGATTGGGTAGAGCCGTTCCTCAATCAAATATGTGCATTCCCTGAAGTCAGGCATGATGACTATGTGGATGCTTTGACACAAGCTTTAAGAGTGCTGAGGGATATGGGATTCCTGACAGTAGACTATATTCCTGATGATTCGGATATGTATGTAGATGAAAGTAAACCAAGGAGGGTAAATCCATATGCAGTTTAAATTTAAATACCGTAAGTGTCATTGTGGGCTATTATTTCAGCCTGTTAAGTTTGTTGATGTCAGAGTTATGGGTTATTGCTCACAAAAATGCCAAGAAAAGGCAGAAGTCGATGCTTACAAGATTTGCATGAAAACTTTGGAAACTAAATATAAAAGCCCAAAAAAATTGGTTTAGTATTTGCACAATTAAAAAAACTTCTGTATGATGGTGGTTATGCAGATTCTCACCTGTATAAAGCCTTTAAGTAGGTTCTATGCCCTGTTGGTAAACAGCCAACACAGGGGTGAGAACATAGAATCTACTTAAGGGTTTTTTCTATGGAGGAAAGGAAAAACATAAGTGACTGCACATTTATGTTTTCTTTTTCTTCTTTTGCTTTTGGGCTTTCCTGAATTAACAGGATTACTTCTCATCATGGGGGGTAAGGGGGGATTTGAAGTTTTCCGTTTTCTTCTCGTTTCTTTTAGGGTGGGGTCATTCCATTTCTAAATGTTTGCGTATATAATCAGTAAAACAACAGTAAGGTAATTCTATGCCTAAACTTCCTTCGATTACTGAGATGGCTCTTGAACTTGCAATGAAAAGCAAGCCAAAGAAAGTCATTCAAGGAACAGAGCGTCAAGCTAATCTAAATAAGTTTTTAGAATCTAGCAAACTCAAAGAACCTGTTTATCATTCAACATTTAATGATTTTTCAATACCAAAGGTTAATTTCGGCCATGAAGAACATGAAAAATTTGGATTTCATGTTGGAACGCCTGAACAAGCAAACACAAGAATGAAACATTTAATGTCATCAACAAGACCAAATGATACGTCAAATGTAATGCCGTTATATGCTCAAGTTAAGAATCCATTAGTTTTAAATGAAAACAGACATGGCAGATGGGGTGTAGATGACATTATGTCTACAATTATGGAAAAAGCAGACAAGGGTGAGTTGCCTCATGTAAATCCTGAACACGTTAATGATTTTTATGAAGATGCATTTAATATTGATACTGCGTTGGGCAAAAAAGATAAAGGTAGGGTTTGGCAAGACCATGATAAATTTGCGGAGGGTGAACGTAGTAAGTTATTGACTGATTATTTAAAAAATTTAGGTCATGACTCTATTGCTTATGAAAATAATTATGAAGGTAGTGGTACTAGCCACATATTGCTTGACCCATCTCAAATTAAATCAGCCATTGGCAACGAAGGCACATTTAATCCTAATGAGCCTGATATCACTAAGGCAGATGGCGGTAGAGTGCACTTGTCAATTGCAGGTGATGTTGCAAAGCAAGCTTTGAAGCAAGGTGTCAAGGTGATTAACAAAGCACCTATGATTATGAAAAAGGTGAGCAAGTCAACACCTGAGTTGCAAGAAGCAATCAGAGAGATGAAGAAAAAGGGTGAGATTGTTGAAAGTAGTAAACCTTTAAAGCCTGAATTTATTCAACCTAATCCTAAATTATCACAAAATCCTGCAGGTTATTCTCGCTCACAATGGGAAAAGAATCAGCAATATCAACATAATATTGTTCCGACTCATGAATTTAGTGAGCCTGAAATGATTAATGCTGAATCAATAGAGGGACATCCACTAATATTAGTTTCAGGCGATAGAACTATTGGTGGAGCACAAATTGTAGATGTTAATGGTAATCCGCTTACAAGTCCTTCACAAATGTACGCAGGTGCGAGTTACGGTCATGAAATGGCTGATAAAGGAATTGATGAATTTTGGGCATCACAATTAGCCGCGGCTAGTGGTGTACAAAACAAAGCGATTAAAGCATATTTAGAAACAGGCAAATTACCATTAGGTATCTATACATCAATGGGTCCTGAAACAGGCAACTATTCTTTGCATAATCTTGATGTGGCATTGAAGTCTTTATATAACAAAAATCCTTCTAACACACAGATGCAAGCCTTTAATTCCATTATGAAACAAGGATTTAAAAAGGGCAAAGATAAAAAAACAGGCGAAGATGTTTATGTAAGATTCCCTGATTTTGTTGGCATAGAGAATCCTGAAGAACTTAGGGCGCAATTAGAATCTAATCCTGAAATGCGTAAATTCTTTATTAATCGTTTAGAAACGGAAAAGAGCGTATCTACGCCTCTTGATTTGCCTGAAGGTATGGCTATTCGTCATGCAATTACAGAACCTGCTTTAAGAGATGTTCCAACAGGCACAACAGGTTATTCAATAGGGGCGTTGCATCCTGAATCAAGCGTTCATCCAAATATCTTTCACCCAACCTACGACACATCAATTCCTGGCAATTACTTGGGAAGAATGGAATTACAATTACCATGGAAAGAATACTTTCCTACTAATTACGAAAAAATTATGAGCAATCCTGCACAAGCAACGTCATCTTTTGGCACTATGCAAGGATTAAATACATATGAAATGGTTACGCCTGAAATGGTTGATAGATTAATGAAGATGAATGAATTAATCAAAACAGGCAAATTTAAAGACGGCGGACAAGTTCAAAACTTTGATGAAGGCGGTAAAGCTACAGTCAGTATTGAGGGCGTTAAATATGAACCTCAAACAACTTATACTGACCCTATGGGAGCAAGCGTACCATCCTTAGATGATATGCGTTATCAACTATCAAAACAGAATATGTCGCCGATTCAACAGTCTGAGCCGTATCGTGACCCCATTACAGGAGCTATTGTAGAGAAATCTCTAGAAGCACTACCCCCTGGGTCGAACATACCAAAGTCAGGCGGTATGACTCCAATCGATTGGAATAACCTTCCACAAGAACAAAAGAAGGCTTCTATTGGCGATAAGATTGCAGGAATATTAGAGGCAGGGACAACGCTCGGAACAGGCATGGGAGCGTTTATGGCAGGTTTCCCATACTCTATAGGCAAAGGGTTGATTACAGGAGCTAATCCTGAAGCAACACTTGGCGACATCATGCAGAATTACACCTACATACCAAGAAGCCAATCAGGAGTAGAAAACCTTGAGTCTATTGGTAAAGTGTTGGATGCATCCAAGTTGCCTCCAATTATGCCTGAGTTGCATGGCTTAGAGTCTGCTATATCAGCAGGTAGCAAAGCTCTTTTAAAGAAAGGTATCAACGCTCCTGTTGGTGCAAGCATTAAAGATGTATCAGGGTTTTCCCCTAAAGACGAATTTGGATTCTATTCTAAGTTAGAAAAGGAGTCTAAGAACTTACAGCGTAAGCAAGGAAATGGTCAAGCTTTCATGAATGACTTAATGAAGTTAGGAGTTAAGCCTCATGAACTAGAAGCCACAGGGATGGGAGAGTTCTTAAAGAACAATAACAAGCTAACGAAAGAAGACGTTCAAGGATATGCTGAGCGTAACCGCCCTGTAATGAATGAAGTTTATTTGGGAAAAGAATTACCACCCTTAAAGTTAAAAGAAGTTTCCGATAAAAATTCTCAAGCAAGAGAATTATTTGATATTCCTGATTTTAATCCTCAACGCTATAACTATGGCACATATGATATCAAGGCAAACAATCAATCTGTAGGAAAAATTTTTGAAACAGAAGATAACAATTACTACGTTTATTTGCCTGATATAGCTGGTGATGGTCCATTTATAAATAAACAAGAAGCATTGGATTTTGTAAAACAAAGATTAGAGAATTATGAAATAGGAACAGCAAAACATGAACATCATTTTAGAACCCCTGGTGGGGAAAATTACCGTGAGTTATTAATACAAGCACCCAATCAAAAAGAGTTGCGTGGAACAAAATCTTATGATGACATAGCCAAAAGAATGTATGGTAAAGATTTTGTATCCTTGCCAATGGAAGAACGCCATAACGTAGCTAATATTGCTAACTCAAAACAATATACTGAAGGTCATTATGAAGATTATCCAAATACGATGATTAATATGCGTATGGATGACCGTATTGATGTTGAGGGCAAGAAGGGAACATTGCTAGATGAATTGCAATCGGATTGGCATCAAGAAGGTAAAGAAAAAGGGTATGCATCTGATAACCCATTTTTAAAAATGCCACAAATGAGTGCTGATGAAATGTTGTTAAAACATGGCGACCAAATGAACCCTGAGCAAAAACGATATCTTGAAAACTTCATTAAAAATTGGGAACGTGTTGAAAACAACAATCAGTCAGATGAAATAAAACAAAAAAGACTTGATGAACGGACAGAAGATTTTCAGCGCTGGGTTGAAAAACAAAAGATAGCTAATGCTATACCTGACGCTCCTTATAAAAACAATTGGCATGAACTTGGTTTGAAGAAAGCTATCCAACACGCTGTAGAACGTGGCGATGATAGATTATATTTGCCTACAGGTAATACATTGGCGGATAGATATGATTTAAGTAAACAAATCAATGAGTTAAGTTATAAACCGTTAAATGATAAATTTTATACAGATAATTTGAGTGAAAAATATTATTTAATATCAGCTATAGATAAAAATGGCAAACCTGCTTTACATCAACAAGTAACTGAATCAGAATTATCTAATACGGTTGGTAAAGAATTGGCTAAAAAGATTATTGATGGTGAAGGCGAAGCGGATAATTTTGGCAATAAAACTTTCACAGGGCTTGACCTTAAAGTCGGTGGCGAGGGAATGCGTAAGTATTACGATGAAATCTATCCTTCTTATTTAAAAAAGTTTGCCAAGAAATACGGTGGTCATGTTGGCGAAACGGAAATTATGATATCCGAGCCATCATATCGAATTGTTGATAATGAAGGAAAGCTTGTTTATTCACAAGATTTACCATCCAAAGCACACGCTGAAGCCATTATTAAAGATTTATATCCAAACGACAATGATATTGTTATACAACCAATTCATGCAAAATTTCAAAAAGTCTATTACTACGAACCATCCGAAGAATCCGTAGCAAAGATTAGAGGTGGATTACCTTATAAAAAAGGTGGCATAGTTAAGAAGACAAATGGCGGTTCTGTCATGGAAACAGAAATTGCCAAGATGAAAGAATTTATTGCCAAGAAAAAAATTGAAGATGAACTTAGCGGTATGGCAAAGCGTTCAGAAGAACTGAGAGCATTTCGTCCATATGAAAACTTAACAGAGGTTAAGCCTGTTACGCCTGAGCAAGTCAATGCAGAGTATCAAGCAAGACAAGCTAAGCCTACTGTTGGATTAAGACCTACTGATGTAGGTGGAAGCCGTATACCAAGCACGCAACTAGAATTATTTAAAAAAAGAGGTGGCGTAATCAAAATGGATGAAGGTGGAATTGTTGAACGTGCTAATAGACAATTAAATCAAGAACAACAATATGACGAGCCATCAACCGCATTATTTAATTTAGTTGGTGGCACAGAAATGCCTCAAAACCCAAATATACCACAAGGGTCAGTACAAATGCCACCAAGCATGGCTATGGCTCATTTAGGACATAACATTCATAGTCATCACGGAAATATTAATTTAGGGGCAACAGGCGTTTCTGTAGATACACCTCAAGGAAGATTAAATAAACTTGCAGGCATAGACGCAACTTATGAACATCCATCAGGATTTTTTGCAAGAATCAACAAGCCAACAGGCGGTATGACACCTCCAAGATTTGATATTGGTTACCGTAAAACTTTTGCCGATGGCGGTTTAGCTGATGGTGGCATATTTGATATTATGGGTAACTTCGCAGGATATGATTCAACAATACCTGTTGCTAATAAACAACAGTATCCTGTTATAGACCCATTTCAAGAAGCTATGAAATTTACCTTAGCGCATGAGGGCGGATTTAATGCATTAAAGCATGATAAGCCAACGAATTACGGTATTACACAAGATGTTTATTCTAAGTATATTGGTAGACCTGCTTCTATTGACGATATGAAAAATATGCCTATAGAACACGCTCATGATATATACAAAACGCAGTATTGGAATCCGATACAGAAGCATAACCTTGATGTAAAACCTGCGGTAGTAGCGTTTGATACAGCCGTAAATCAAGGTCCAACTTTTGCTAATAATATGATTAAAGAAACACAAGGCGATGTTGAAGCCATGATACAAGCAAGAGAAAAGCGTTATGCTGATGTGATTAAAAACAATCCTAAAAAAGCAAAGTTTAAAGAGGGTTGGAATAATCGCATATCAGATTTAAAAAATTACGCATTAGAAGATTTATATGCAAAAGGTGGTAAGGTATCGCTTGATGAAATGAAATTAGCTTTAACGAGGAAAAGATAATGCCTGAAATGCCAATACCCCAAGATTTTAATCGCTTTATTGACGGCGTAGCTCCTACCGAAGATGAGTCCATTTTTGAATTGGAAGAAGAGTTCAATGAAGTAGAAGAACAACCTGATGGTTCAGCAATTGTTCGTATAGAGGACTTTAAAACTCCTGAAGATACACCTGACTTTTATGAAAACTTAGCTGAAGAAATCGATGGCTATGATTTAGATTCAGTAGCACTTAAGTATGTTGAGCTAGTTGAAAAAGATAAGGATGCAAGAGAAGACCGAGACAAGAAGTACGAAGAGGGTATTCGAAGAACAGGTTTGGGTGATGATGCCCCAGGTGGTGCTCAGTTTATGGGAGCTTCAAAGGTTGTTCACCCTGTTATGGCAGAGTCTTGTGTAGATTTCGCAGCTCGTGCTATCAAAGAGCTATTTCCGCCTGATGGACCTGTTAGGACTAAGATTATTGGTGAAGTAACAGAAGAGAAGACTTCTCGTGCGGAACGTAAGCGTGATTACATGAATTGGCAGTTAACGGAGCAAATCGAAGAATACCGTGACGAGCAAGAACAAATGTTGACACAGCTACCCTTGGGTGGCTCACAGTATTTAAAGATGTGGTATGACGACCAAAAGCGTCGTCCATGTGCTGAGTTTGTACCGATTGATAATATCTACCTACCATTCGCGGCAGGTAATTTCTATACCGCTATGCGTGTTACAGAAGTACAAGACATTACACAAGAAGAATATGATTTACGAGTAGCACAAGGCTTGTATAAAGACTTAGATGTATACCGTGTATCACAAGAACCTGATGAGTCAAAAGCCCAAAAAGCAACCAATCGCATTGAAGGTAAAGGCAATCAAAACGAAAATGTGGACGGTGTACGCCGTGTTTACCACATTTATACATGGCTTGAATTAGAAGACGATAAATTTACAAAAGGCGAACGTGCACCTTACATCTTGATGATAGATGAGAACGAGAGTGCGGTTTTAGGTTTATATAGAAATTGGGAGAACGGTGATGAATCATTTACAAAATTGGATTGGATTATTGAATTCAAATTTATCCCATGGAGAGGTGCTTATGCTATTGGGCTTCCCCATCTTATTGGGGGGCTTTCTGCTGCTCTTACTGGGGCATTGCGTGCTCTATTGGATTCTGCGCACATCAATAACGCACCAACCATGCTTAAACTTAAAGGTGGGAAAATCTCAGGTCAATCCACCAACATCGATGTTACACAAGTTACTGAAATCGAAGGAGCACCGGGGGTTGACGACGTTAGAAAAATAGCCATGCCTGTGCCATTTAACCCACCTAATCAAGTTTTATTTGCACTTTTAGGATGGTTAGATTCAGCGGCTAAGGGCGTAGTGACAACTGCAGAAGAAAAGATTGCTGATGTTAATTCTCAAGCTCCTGTAGGTACTACTCAAGCGTTGATTGAACAAGGCGCGGCGGTATTTTCATCCATTCATGCTCGTTTACATGATTCTCAACGCCGTGTATTGAAAATTTTAGGTAGATTAAACCGTTGGTATCTTGATGAACAGCGTAAAAATGAGATTGTTGCTGATTTACAGATAACAAAAGATGATTTTGAAACTAATTCTGATGTTATTCCTGTATCTGACCCACATATTTTTGCTGAATCACAGCGATATGCACAGATTCAAGCATTAGCAGATAGAGCTTCTAAGAATCCTGACCTATATAATCGTCTTGCGGTGGAAAAGCGTATTTTAAAACAAATCAAAATACCTGATGTCAATGAAGTATTGCCTGACCCACAAGAAGTTAAGGAGATGAACTCAGCATTAGAGAACGTCTCTATGACACTAGGAAAGCCTGTAGGAGCATTTATTCAGCAGAACCACCTAGCACATATCCTTGACCACATCCAATACGGCTTGAACCCTATATTTGGCTCTAATCCGATTGTAGCCCCAACATTTATGCCATCTGCAATTGAGCATATCAAGCAACACTTAGTGCTTTGGTATTTAACACAGACAGATACTGTTGCTTCTGTTTCATTAGGCAAGCCATTTAATGCATTTAAAGTAAATGAAATACCTTATGAAGCACAACAGATGTTACAAGTCGTTGGACAGCACGTTGGACAAGACGCACAGCGTATTCTTTCACAACAAGTCATGCCTGCAATACAGCAAATGTTACAGACATTGCAGAAAATGAACCAAAACAATATGCAACCGACTGACCCTAATGTTATGGCTCAAGTTAATGCCTTGACACAAACTCAAATGGCTGAGACACAGAGAAAAGCGTCTTATGACAAGGCTAAGTTAGAACTTGAAGGACAGAAACAAGAGTTAGATGCTCAAGCTAAGCAACAAAGCATTATTTCACAACAACAAATTGAAGGTGCTAAGTTAACGCATGATGTAAATACGCTAACAATTGAAAAGCAGTTTGAGGCACAACAAGCACAAGCTGAGCAACAAGCTCAAATACAGCAACAGAATTTGCAACATTTGCAACAAATGCAACAAAATGAGCAAGAAGCTCAACAGCAAGCAATCCAACAACAAGGATTTGCACAACAGGAAGCATCTAACCAAGCAGTACAACCATCTCAAGGAGAACCAAATGTCTGAAGCAATTAATATGCATAAACGCATAGCCATGTATGGCGAACAAGAAGGGAATCACCTAAAAAAAGGCGGTAAAGTCCGTAAATACGCCAAGGGTGGTTCAGTAAGTGGTAGTGCATCAGGTGAGCCTGATGAAATTAGCCATCAAGATAAAGTTAATAAGATTAGCGCATATCCTGAAAGCAAAGTAAGAAATTTACCTGCTAAAGGTGTTACGCCAAAAATTACTAAACCAATGCCTCATAGCGTTGCTACTCTTAAAAAGGGTGGTGTTGCTAAAAAGCCAAGTTTAATGATTGCTATTGCTGTTGGTAAAAAGCCAAGTGGTAGAGGTCGTTAATGGATTTAGCCAATGGGTTAATCCACGCAGTAAAACTAAAACAACAAGAAATTGTTGATTCAATGGTAAACGGAAGGTTTGTAAACTTTGAAAGTTACCAACGATATGTAGGACAGCACCAAGGTTTGCAAGAAGCTTTGGATATTTTAAATAATCTTTTAGAAGAAAAGGATAGAGATGACAACGAATTATGATTTAGAGCAGTCCTTGGAAGAAGCATTTCCAAGCGTTGACCCTTTAATGACACCGTACGGTGCAAGAGTTCTTATTCAATTAAGAGCAGTTAAAGAAAAGGTTACCGAAAGCGGTATTGTGTTACCTGAAGAAACCAAAGAAACAGAAAAATGGAATACGATGATTGGCAAAGTACTAGCCATAGGTCCAATAGCCTACAAAAACCGTGACACACTTGAGCCTTGGGCTGAAGGTGTATGGTGTCAAGTAGGAGATTATGTGCGTGTTCCAAAATGGGGTGGTGATAGATGGGAAGTAGAATTTACCGATGAAAAAGGATTGAACGGTAAAGCTTTATTTACTTTCTTTAACGACCATGAAGTTATTGGTAAGGTCACAGGTGACCCTCGTGCAATTAAAGCATTTGTCTAAATTTTGAAAGGAAAATTGAATGACACCGAATGAAAAACTTGAATTACAAATAGCGGAACAAGATGATGGAAGTGCAACTGTAACTTTACCTGAAGGCGAAGAAACAGTTAACGAACCTGCATCAGAATTCCGTGCAGATGATGATTTTGATGAAGCTCCTGCCCCTAAAGAAGACGATGACCGTCAAGCAATTAGGGAAGCGAGACGTGAAGAGCGTCGTTTAAAGAAGCAAATTCATCGTGAGAAGGCTAGAGAGTCAAATCATCTAATTACCGCCTTACGCAAGCAAAATGAAGCCATGGCAGAGCGTTTAGCCTTGCTAGAAAAGAAAACTAGCGGAGCTGAATTAGCAAGAGTAGACAAGGCTATTGAAGATGCAGGCGTGCAAGTAGAATATGCCAAGATAAAAATGCAAGAAGCTGTTAGCGCAGGTGATGGACAAGCGTTGACTGAAGCACAAGAGATGTGGTTTGAATCCAAGCGTAGAGTTGAAGCTTTGGATAACATTAAAAAACAAGCTACTAATCAAATGTCACAGCCAAAAGCAAACATTAATCCGCCTGACCCTATGGTGCAGAAAATGGCATCGGATTGGATGGAAGAAAATCCTTGGTATGACCCACATGGCAAGAACGAAGAATCTCAAATTGCACAAATTATTGATAAAAAATTAACTGAAGAGGGCTTTGACCCTACTACAGAAGATTATTGGGAAGAATTATCAGAAAGAGTGCAAAAATATATACCAAATGTTACAAACCGTGGTTATAATGAAACTAACCGTAAATCAAGACCAAGGTCTGTTGTGACTAGTTCAGGTAGAGAATCGTTTGGTAACGCTAATCCTAAAGAATTTGTTGTATCACCTGAGAGGGTAAATGCAATAAAAGAAGCAGGTAAGTGGGATAATATGCAAGAACGCATGAAAATGATTAATATCTATCGTGCTTATGATAAACAGAACAAGGTTAGGGGATAAACATGGAACAAAGACTAAAAAAATCAAATGGTGTAGGACGTGACAGCCGAGCTGTCATGGATAATAGTCGCCAAGCCCCTGAACAAAATTTTGCATCTCAAGAACGTCGTCGTATGTTCCGTGATGAGTTTGCACAAGAAGCATTACCAACAGCACCTGACATCCCTGGGTTTCATTGCTGTTGGTTGTCAACCACCCATCAATATGACCCCATCCACAAACGTATGCGTATTGGATACACACCTGTGAAAGCCGATGAAGTCCCTGGCTTTGAAAACTTCCGTGTAAAAGCAGGCGAAATGGAAGGCTTTGTTGCGTGTAACGAGATGGTGCTTTATAAGATTCCTGTGGATATCTATCAAGAGTATATGGCAGAAGTACACCATTATGCTCCGATGGATGAGCAAGAAAAGATTAAAGTGCAACAAGACCAATTGTTAAACGCAAGAGATTCCAATGGTAGAGCGTTGGGTCAAGTTGAAGGTGATGGTATGAACTTTGATATGACGAGAAGTGTGCCTGTTTTTAATTAAATAGGCTTTGTATTACCGATTTTAAAAATTGCGTTAAATGCGATTTTGCTTTACAGCTTTGAATAAAGCGAAAAAAAACAAAATTTTTTTATTTAACCATTTTTAAAGGAGTAATATATGTCTTCAGTATCCGCTCCGTTTGGTTTGCGTCCTTCTTTCTTCCCAACAGGTTTAGAAAGAGCACAATGCTTACAAAACGGTATCACATCGGGTTACGCTGCGAATATTTACAAACAGCAACCTGTAGCTTATGTTAGCGCGGCTAACGTGGGTTCTACAGGTTCTGCTAACGGTACAATCATCGCCGCTCAAACTAGCACAGGAAATTCATCAAGCCAACAATATGCCGTTTCAGGTTCATTTCAAGGCGTAGAATTTACTGACACAACAGGTCGCCGTCGTGTTTCTAACTATTGGCCATCAGG